AACAAGCATTAGATGGCAACGGAATACCACTATTCGTTGTGACACCATCTACAGTAATTGTTCCTAGTTGAATTGTAGTAACATATCGGTTATTAGCAATACCTCTCATTACATACGCTTTGATTGTCTGTTTAAGAATGAAATCGGCTACGCTTGTATCGACACCAGCATCATTATTAAGATTAGATACCAAATGCTCACCAGAGGACAACAGCATGTGATTAACTGCGTCTAGATAGCTGTATAGTCCCATTACTTAGTTCCTTTCTTCCCATAGGGAACTAACTTGTTAAGAAATTCTTGGCGTTTCTGACACCCACAACTTTCGGTTTTTTTGAAACCTAACTTACTTGCTACCTTAGCTACAGTATCACCAAGACCTTTAGAATGCGAAATTGGATTAAATGGTTTCATTAAACCTCCTGAGAAAAAAATACCTAGGAGATCTTTCGACCCCCTAGGTACAAATACCAAAATGTAATTAGCTAACGCTAAGATTAAGTTGAATAAGTGCCTTGAATTGCGCCACAGAGTTCTGGGCGAAGGATACCAGCACCAGCCATAATGGAATTTACAGTGAAGTAAGTACCACGGCGTACATCCTTAACAGACTCAACCTTCATACCTTGTAGACGTAGTGAGCATACGGCTGACTTTTGCCAGATAAGTGCTTTAACTGGTTTCATGGTTTGGCTACCTTGGACTACACCAGTATCATTAACTATAGTATCGGCTAAAGTAGCTCCAAAGGTACCATCAAACCAACCAAAGTTATACTTGGAATCACCAAGATTACCAATAACAGTAACCTCATCACTAGCTACATACTTAGCATCGGTTGAGCCTTGACCTACAGGAGCATTATAAGTAAGACCATTTTCAACCTTAGCATGATCAAGTTGAGCAAGATGATTACTCTTAACAATCTTAACACCCATGTACTCAAGAACTTCAGAAATACCAAACATGTTTTGAGTAAGTGGACTACCAAGACCACCAGCTTCAGCTACACCACCAAAGAATGGACGACCAGAACCACCAAAGAGATCGCCAGACTGACGAGCAATACCAAGGGCACGAATATCGTGGAAAGCTTGTGGGCTTACAGCACAATAAACATCACCAAGAGTTGCATCAATTTCAGAAAGACGAACCATATAACGCTCTAGATAATCTAGAAGAAGTAAAGCAGCATCTGTTCGTTCAGCTGCGTTAGCACCACGGAAACCAAGTAAATTAAACTTAGCATCTGGTGGAAGAGCATTTACAGATGCATGGTTCATACCAGCGTTATTTGCACCATTTGTTTGATCTTCAGCTGTGAGTGGAGCACGAGCTGCGGTGAAAGCACCCTGTGCAATCATACAAGCAAGTTGCTTATCACGAATGTAGCTTAGTTGTAAACCAGCTTGACGAGCTAGTTCTGAACGATAGTCCCACTGAGTGAGCATTAAATGAATATCATCTAATTCAAAGAATGCTGCCATTGGGCGTTCATCGAGAGAAATATCAAACCAACCTGGAGTAGAAATACCGCTATCCCCAAGAAGCTCAACACCAGCGTTCCATTTACCAATACTTGATACAGTACCAGTAACTGGGAAACGTTTAGTTGTACCTGATTCAATAGTTTCAGTTGTAACTAGGGGTTCAAATAAATTATACTGATCATAAGCATTAATTACTTCGCCAGACCAAATAGGAAGCCAGTAATTTGGATCATTACTAACACCGTTGGTAACACCAGCGACACTCGGAATTGAGGTTGTTGAGGCGGCTGAACCACCATCTGGCCATTTACTAACATTTGAACCTACGGGGAAAATTGGATCTACTGCTGCACCAAAAGCCATAATTGTTTCTCCTTATATAGAAACTCTCTATTAATTTTAAACTTTAAACGAAGGAGAAATTATTAATTAGTCCGTGTCCGTAAGAAAAACATAATAGAATTTCTTACAAGATTATACGGAGTTAACGATTTCTAAAACCATACTTAGATGAATTAACAACCATTGCTTCAACTGCTTGTCTGTAGTTGGCATCAACGCGATACCTTGGATCTCTTAAAGCAGCTTGTTGTTCAGCAAAGCTCTTAAACACCTGTACGGATTGTGGAACCTGAGAAGGATTAACCCGATTGTCCATAGGCTTTGGTTCCTGTACACTAGCCTTTGGTGGGTTTTGTTGCTCAAACCTAGCCTTAAGTCCCAGGAGGACATTCTTATAGGCATTAGTCTGTAGGGCACGATTAGTGGCTGCAACCTCTTCAGCTGTTAGATTTTCTTGGGCCCATTTAAACATACGCTTAAGGTTGTCATTACCTCCGACAACCGAAGCAGCATCGTCCCAAGATTGCTTAGCTAAAGCCTTGCGGCCTTTAATCATTTGCTCAATAATTACTTCATCCGCACCCATCTTATCCTGGATTTCTTTACGAGTAGCAGCACTTACGGCACCCGTTGAGTCAATTTCTTTACCCCAACGAAGCCAATCTTCTGTGCTAACTCGACCAGTAACCCCAGGTTGTGGAGGGGGTGGTGTTGTAATCTTAAGGTCCTCAGGAATACCTGATAGATCCTCAACTGGTTCGGGCTGAGCCTGAGCAACTGGAGGTGAGTCCTGATATCCAGGATTATTCACTCCGTTTTGATTGTATTGCTTCTTAAGCGAAGCGATCTCCTGTCTGGCTTGAGTATATCCTTTACGGGCTTCTACCAAGCTATTAAACCAATCATCAGCAGACTTGAAGTTATTAGGAATTTTTTGTCCTTGATCTTGAACATAACGCATAAAAGCGGCACGCTCATGAGTGATTTGAGGATCTTCTGTCTGAACTGGAGTGGCTAACTGAGTCTCAACAGGTTGAGATTGTTCAGTATTATTGATGTCTGGCATTTAAATATCTCTCCTTTAGATTGTTCGTTACTTAGAACGAGTCTTAGGTTTCTTAGTTTGAATTGGTTTTTTAGAATCTGGTTTAGGACCAGTACGATTTTTTACATACTGTAGATCAGCTTTTGTATTAGTTCTGATTTTCATTTTTTCTTTATCTTCTTTCCAGCTTTCTTTTTAGCTGGAGCTTTTTTCTTTTTCTTTGGTACTGGTAATTCTTCTCCTGGCATTTCCATTCCCATACCCATACCAGATCCCATTTGGGATTCTATCATACCTGGACCATAGCCAGTTGGCATACCCATACCTAACGCATTCATTGGCATTCTACTCATTAATGATTGTAACATATTATCTTCTCTTTACTTTTGCGGTTCTAGTAATATAGTGATTAAGATTTTCAATAATTGCTTTAGCCCATTCAACATAGCCATCTTCATTTAAATGTGAAGCAGCAGTACTAGATCCAGTACCAGTACCTCCTGCTCCATCCCAGTATGAATTAGCTGTATATTCTGTTCTTGGAAGTGATTTAACATGATCAACACTACAAGTAGTAGATAAATCACAAGTAGGAGAAGTTACTAAATCAGCTAATTCATCACTAAATGAATTTGATGTTACTGGACCACCCATAACAATATGAGCTAAATTACTTGTGTTGAATCCAGCTTCTTTCCATTCAGTATTAAGAAGTTTTATAGATTCTTTAAAAGAATCAACAACTCTTTGTGTTGCTGCTTTTACACTAGTTGATGCTGAATAACCACCTTGACTAGCATTTGTATTTGTTCCAGCTTGATAAACAATAATAACCTTACCAGTAGCTTTAGAATTAGCTGCTAATTGTCTTCTTACAATAGCTTTAAAATATTGTTTAAAGAAGTTACCATTTGCAGCAACATCTTTGAATTTATTGATATGATCTTCTGGGAGTGATTGACCTTCGCATTGTAAAAGATTTACAGCAAATCCTGCTTTCTTTTCGTAAACTGATACAAAGAATAAACCAACAGGTGCTGTTAATGTAGCAAATAAACCAGCACTAAAATAAATCTGTACACCCTCAGTAGCAATATTAATTGTACTAGCAAGAGGTCTTCCACCTACACCACCACCACCAGCAACTGGATATGTATTAACTGGTGCTTCTGAATCTTTAAATTTAAATCCAGTTTCACCAACATCTTTACTTCCTAGTGTAATGTTAGCACTTCCAGCATTACTTAAACCAGCTCCAACATTTTTACCCACTGTAAAATTAAAAGAACCACCATTAGGACTGCTACTATGTGTAACTCGTAAATAAATAGTACTATTGTCCCACTTGTCACCAACCCATGGTGGACCGTCAAGAACAAGTTGATCAGTTCTCCCGTTTACAGCACTAGTATGTGAATTGGTTAGCATAAACCAATTTGTAGCAGCTGGAGATGCTACAGAACTTGGGTCATGAGAATAATAACCAGTTTTAATAGAACCAAGTGTAGTAGCTAGTTTATCTTTAGACATTTCATTATAGAAAAATGTAAAATCATCTGGTAAAGAACTAAAAGCAGCATTTGTAAAGTTGTAAACATTTCCTAAATATCCAACTAAAGTAGTACCGTCAACTCTATTTAATCTAATAGTATTAGCACCTACTGAAGCATCTGTTGCTCTTTGATTACCAGTTGACATACTTGTTCCATATCCAGATCTAAAGGAATTTGATCCAATACCCACTGGATACAGTGGAGATGCATAGAGATTATATCCTTTTGTCTGTAAAACAGAAGCAAAAGCATCTGCTAATCCATAAAGCCTAGAACCATAAGCTCCAGTAGTTTGAGAAGATGGTTCACCGTAATGACAATTAGAATCTCCTACAAACAGGATATCAACCGAATCTCCGTTTTTTAAATCTTCAATAAATTTAGCTGCTACTGTAGATCCTTTAACACAATTTTTAATCGAATAACCCATAATAATTCCCCTTTATTTTATTTTCTTTTGTATTTTTAAACCAGTCTTATGATAATCTTTTTCAAAGGCTGATAATCCTCCATTACCATTTAAATCTCCACCGTTGTAAAGAATTAAAACATTGAGACTAATAGTAGAATCAAAAATTGTGGTGGTTGAGGATGTTAACTGTGTAAATACTTGAGAAGCTGGATCTCCTGTTCCTGGTATATATGGATAAACTGGTGTAGCAGCACTTGAATTAGTAAGATTTATTCCACTTGGATTAAATAAATCACTATACTGTACTCCTGGCCATCTTGTAGAAACATTAGTTGTTACTGCACCAGCTGTTTGATACATTCTCATGCCTTTAAAAATTGCAATAGATTGTTGTTTGGTTATTTGAGGCATATTCTATATATCTTTCTTAGTAATTTTGACTTACTGGTGTACCTAAAATAGTCATAATTGCTACATCATTTGATGCAGCAGAAGAAACAAAGTATTTTCCAGATTGAAGTTCATTAAGTGAAAAAGGAATTCCTTGTGGAATAGCAATTCTACCTTTACCATCAAGCCAGATATACCCATATAAATTAGCTGGGGTTGCACTAACAACAGAAACAAAAGTTTGACCAGTATTAGAATGTGTAATTGGTGTCCACATTGCTGTAGCAGCTGCTGTAGTTTGAGCACTTAAATATGGCATATTAATTGTATAATAGCCTCTATTATCATTATTTGTTGGTATAATTCCTGGTTGTACTTTAGCCGTTACACCAGTTAATGATCCTGGATCAGTATTTAAAGTAATTATAGTTGATGTAGTTGTATGAGAAGCAGAACTTACAGTTGTATAAATACCATTTGGTACTTTATTAGTATCACTAGAATTAGTAATGTGGAATTGTTGAGTAGATACAGTAGCAATAGCGGCTACTGGAATAGCTGCATGGGTTAACGTTAGTTGATTAGAAGTCCAACTCATACTAGTAACGTTGTAGCTAACTGGACTTTTAGTATCTATAATTCTACAACCATAATTAAATACTGCTCCTCCTGGTAAAAATAAAAAAGGAGCTGTTTTTATGGCATTAATAGAGGTTGCAGCAGTAACAATAATTTCTGTGAAATCTCCAGTTCTTAGGGTTACGTTACCAGCACTACTGGATGTAATATTTAATGTTTCCTTAAAGGTAAATTTTCCATTAATGGGTGTCATTTCTTACCTCCGCATCCACAGGACATTTTGGGTTTTTTATTTGATTTGGTTTTCTTTTTCTTAGTCATAGTTCTCTCCTTTTGTAAAATCCTGGGAGGAATAATTAAATCCCTCCCAAGGCATCAGCACTTCTTGCCTTTACCCATCTTCTTTGGGGCAGCCTTCTTAGCTGGTTTCTTTGCTTTCTTCATCATGGATATATCCTCCTGTCCGAATCAATGATTCTAACTCCTTGGTTATTTGTTGAATCCCTTGAGAGTCTTAGCTAGGTTGCACTGTCGTTTACTCTGGGTAGTTAACTTACCACCTTTGCAGTAGGATGAGATAGACTTTCCTGCTGCCTTGGCTTTCTTAGTCAAGGCTCCTGGATGTTTAATAGCACCCTTAATCCAATTCTTTTTACTGGCCATTTAATACTCCTTTAATTACAGCATTGCTTTGGGTTCCTGTTACAAAAGAACCAGCAAGGCTACTTCCTATGATTCCACACTCATCACTAACAAATAGTCCAGTCAATGATGAATCATTTTTGTTCATCATATACACAGTCGTTGTATCAAATGGTGCAATCACTTTGAAGTTCAAAGTGACAATCAGATTTTCCTTATCAATAAAGGTCTTGTCACCTAGCACACTTAGCCATGTATGTGCCGCGTTACCGTCTTTAGGAATAGTTGCTTCATTTATAGATGTTGCGGCAATTCCACCAATATAACTTGATTGCGATGGTCTTGCTCCTGTTTTGTCTATTCCCATAAATTCTATCTTGGTTTTGTCCCATCCAAAAATAGTGAATACGCT